TATGACATCGTTTCTACTGGCAACCGAGACATCGATCTTGATCCCGGTGGTTCTGGTGTAGTTGTCGTCAAAGGCAACAGCACTCGTGGTTCCGGCGCTATCAAGCTGAACTGTGAAGCCAACTCTCACGGCGTACAGATCAAGAGTCCTCCGCATTCGGCTAACGCTACCTACACCCTGACACTGCCTACGGCTCTGCCTTCTACTGCTGGTCAAGCGTTGACTAGCGACACGAACGGCACCCTTGGTTTCTCTGCTGTCAGCTCTGATGCACTGACAACTCCTCAGACAATCTCTGCATCTAAAACTTACGACGCTAACTCCAACATCGGACTTATGGGTCCGGCTGTGACTGTGGTATCTAGCGCAACACTTACTGTTCCTTCTACTTCGATTCTCACAATTATCTAATCATGGCACACGGAAAAATCCGCGTAAATACGCTTACGTATGACACTGGCAGTGGTGATGTAGATGTCGCTGTTAGCAGCCTTGCTACTGGCACAATTCCTGGTAACACCGAGATTGATGCACGCATCACTGCAGCAACTGGTGTTTCTGTCCAGGGATTCGACACTGCTACTGCTAAGACTGACGAAGTCCAAAACTATACAAAAGCACAGCGACTTGCAGTCGTGCCTCTGACCTCTGCATCCAGTATCACTATTGACTTTGGTTTGGGTAACAACTTTAGTCTGACCACTGGTCACTCAGCGATTGCTTTTGCTAACCCCACCACTGAAGTAGCAGGCCAATCTGGCTCTATCTTTATTGTTCAGGGTTCAACTACTTGCGCTGCTCCTACCTGGGGTGACCAGTATCTTTTTGCTGGCGGCGCTGCTCCGGCTCTTACTGGAACCACCGGAAAGATTGCACGTATTGACTACATCGTCCAGGAAGCTGGCAAGATTCACTGTGTAGTCACTGATAACCTCGTAGCCACTTCGTGATATATGCCAGTATTTAATAACGCTCTAGCAGGTGCCGCCGGTTCTGGCGGCGCTGGTGCTGGTTACAAAATTGAACGCAGCTTGCGTTTTAACAGCGATGATTCGGCTTCGCTTTCAAGAACCGTACCAGATATCACTACCTTTACATTTTCTTTTTGGTACAAGTATGTTAAAGATTCGCGCAGCGATATATTTGTTACTGACGCTGGTACTGGCTTCTTTTTCTATCAACACAGTGACGGAAGTTTTCGCGTAAATACTAATAATGCTGCGTTGTTTACATCCAATGGTCTTTACAGAGATCCATCGGCTTGGTATCACATTGTAATTACAAATGATGGCACAACTTTCAAGCTTTACGTTAATGGTGTTCTTGATAAATCATCAACCATTTCCACTGGCTTAACTTCTGGTGGTATTTATATTGGCAGGGACAGAGGAACTGCAAATACTTACGGTAATTTTTACCTAGCAGATGCCCACTTCCTTGATGGAATCGCTGTAAGCAGCCCGGATGGTGTCTTTGGTGAATTTGACGCCGACACTGGTGTGTGGAATCCGAAGAAATACTCTGGCTCATACGGAACCAACGGCTTCCACCTCGACTTCTCCAACAACAGCAGTGCCGGTTCTCTTGGAATTGACGCCAACGTATCTGGCACTCGTTACAGCGTCGATTGCAGTGGAGCGCTTGCTAGCAACTACACGTTTGCAACCTTGTTCGATGGTAATACATCAACACTTTGCTTGGGTGCTAATAATGCTACTTTAACTTTTACACCTGCAACACCGATTGCATGGACTGATGCTGCTGGTGGTGTTGAGATTTATTATCATAACTCATCACAACAAGATAAAGCACGTATCAATGGTGGTAGTTGGGTTAATGCAAGTAACACTGGTGGCTGGGAAAAAGTTTCTACAGGTGATGGTACTCTCACTAAACTAGAAATCAGAGACCAATCAACCAATGAAGCAGCAATCTACGCTATCCGTATTAACGGAACCATCTTGACTGATCCGTCTGGAGCAAACGATTGGACTTCACATAATTTTTCGGTAGCAACTACAACAGTTACACACTGGCGTCAAGCAACCAGTGCTGATGATCCTTCTTCAGGTAGTCAAGGATCTATCAGTTATAGGTCATTCAGAGCTTTAACTGACCCAGCAACCTCTTCTTTGGTTTGGGACCACCAAAACACCCAGATAATGGGTCTTCAGAACATAACAGGTGTATCCGAACTTCGACTTTTAGTTAGCTCAAGAGGTAGCGCAAGCATCGGCCTGAGCGGAGGAGCTATGTTCTCCGTTGGTTCAGTGGGCGGTGACTATAACAATGCTCAAGCCAACGCTGCTTGGTACACAGTAAACAATCCTCCCTCTTCGTTGACAAGTATTGCGGCCACAGGTGGCGGAAGTGGTACTGGAAACTTTTGTTCTGTATGGGGTATTGAGGTAAATGGAGTCCGAGTAGTTGATATAAATGCTTTTGAAAATGACAGCCTTCTTGATTCCCCAACCAACTACGAAGCCACTAGCGGTAACAACGGTGGTAACCACTGCACGTTAAACCCACTTCAAAATGCTGGGAACACACTATCTAACGGTAACCTAGATATTGCAAGGGCTGCTAGTGGTTGGCGAAGTACAACTGGGACTATTGGCATCTCTTCAGGTAAATTCTATTGGGAGTACACAGCTACTGCTGCTTCTGATGCTCACATTGTTGGCGTGTGTGATACAAAACCAAATCTAAATACATACGCAGGAGAATTGTCGCCTGGTTGGATTTATCAATCAAACGGCAATAAACAACATAATGACAGCTTTACAGGAGGTCAACCGACTGCAAATAGTGGTGGTGACATTATCCAAGTGGCTGTTGATATGACTGCCGGAAAGATTTGGTTTGGTGTAAATAATAGTTGGATCGGTAGTGGGAACCCAAGCAACGGCACAAACGCTGCCTATGACAACTTATCCACATATGCACCAGTATTGCCTGTAGTTAGCCTTGCTGGCACTGTAAACGGATCAATTAACTTCGGCGCTAGACCCTTTACCTACACACCACCAACAGACTTTAAGTCACTCTGCACGCAGAACCTCGTCGACCCGCTGATTGCCAAAGGTTCGGACTATTTCCAAGTAAAACCATACTCTGGTAGTAATTCATCGCAGACGATCACAACCAACTTTAGTCCAGATTTGACATGGATTAAAAACAGGTCAACAAATTCAACTGACCATATTCTTGGCAACTCTCTTGTTCCAGGTGCTCATCTTTATTCAAATGGTCCTTGGACAGAAGGTTCAGGCAGAATTACATCACTTAACTCCAATGGATTTACAGTTGGCACCCACGACACTGTTAATACTTCTGGCGCTGAATACATTTCTTGGAACTGGAATGGTGGTGATTTAGTAAGCAACAGTGCTTACGACCAAAGCAAAGTGTGGAGCAGTTTTTGGTCTGCAACTGGCAACGGAATTGAAGCGGCTAACCCAGCACGGAATTCGTTCGATGGTGTTTTGACCGGACTTGGTATGCGCCTGAATGGCAGCAGCTCTTGTACCTGGGCTCCGACAGGTGGTTATTCCTACTCAGGTGATTTCCTTATCTACGCTTGCAAGGACAATGACTACACGAATGTGTCTTGGACCGTCGTTCACGCTGGAGGAACAACGGACATTACAAGTTCAGTGGCCGCCGGTACAACCATGACGGAACTGAACCTGACAAACCTTGGCATTCAATCACCTATAACTAGCATCAGCTTCACGTCAAATAACAACAGCAACCCCAGAATTGCTGGCATGAAAGCTAATGGCAAGATCTTGGTTGACGCTGGCGTCGTTCCTATTGGCAGCCTAAACAGCACTGTTTACAACACCAGTCAAAACTGGAGTGTGTCAGGCAGCAATATGCAGAACAACTGGAGCGACAGTTTTGATGGCGGTATGGATGATTTTGCGCTTCCGAATACTGGATACAGTGCATCTATGACTTTCCCAAGCGCAATCTCTTATCAAACGCTGGAGTTGGTGGTGTCTAGAGACCTTTATGGACCTGACCTATTGGTAAACGGAAACAACCTTAACGTTCCTATAACTGACACTAACCAAACCAATGGTCGGTACAAACAGGAAAGGTACTACTTTACCAACGGCACTTTAACAAGTATTGGTCATGAAACCAGGAACACTGCAGGTCAAGGTGGTTCAGGTTTCTGGCAAATTATTGTTGACGGCAAAATCCTTGTAGATGCTAACCAGGCATCCAGTGCTCCTAATGTTCCGTCAATAGCCACAACTTGTACTTCCAACCCAACTGCTGGCTTTGCCATTTCAACCTATAAAGGAAACTCTACAGACAGAGCTTCTATTGCTACTAATTTGGGCAGCACTCCTGAAATGGTGATCATCAAACCTAGGAACAATAGTGATGATTGGCGTGTTTATCATGTTGGAGCTGGAAACCCGTACTACCTGCGGTTGCAGCTAGGTAACGCTGGAAGGACCAGTACGAACAACTGGAGAGAAATGTCACTTAACTACTTTGCTTTAGATGCTGATTCAGCAGTTAACAGCAGTAGTTACAACTATTTGGCTTTCTCGTTTTCTTCAGTTCCTGGCTTCAGTAAATTTGGTTCATACACCGGTACGGGCAGCCAACACTTCGTGTACCTTGGCTTCAAACCAGCATGGGTGATGATCAAGCGATACACCGACAATACTGTTGGAGAATGGGGTATCTATGATAGTGCAAGAGCCCCGAGTAATGAAATTCAGAAAAAAGTCTGGGCTAACAATAGCTCACTCGAAGAAGATCATCCAAATAACAGTATTGACTTTGTTTCCAACGGTTTTGTTGTAGATCCTGGCAGCGATTCACCTAATGTGCAGTACACCAATAATGGAAGTGTTGGCTACCTGTATGTAGCTTTCGCCGAATCGCCCTTCAAATACGCACGCGCACGCTAATTAACATTTAACTATGCTTCAACTTAATGGTAAGACCTTGCGTTATGGCAAGGCATTTGTTCATGACGGAATGCAATATCCGTCTAATTGGCTTGCCTTGACTTCTTTGGAGGAGAAGCAAGCCATTGGTATCGTTGAAGTTCCGGACGCCCCTGTGGCGTCTTGGGATGAACGTTTCTACTGGGGAGTCGGTAACCCCAAAGATCTAGATCAACTCAAGGAAGCCTGGACTGCAAGGGTCAAGCAAGCTGCAGGTTCCATGCTTCGCGAAACCGACTGGTATGTCATCCGTCAGGCAGAGAACAGTGCTGCTGTTCCTGCTGAGGTGCTTACCCGTCGTGGTGAGATCCGCACGCTGAGCAACGAAAAGGAGACTGCTATCGCTGCTTGTGAAGACGTTGCAGCTCTTGCTGAGTATGTAACTGGCTCTGCATTTACTAGCTGGGAACCAGCACCTGAGCCCGAACCCGAGCCGACTCCAGAGCCTACGCCTGAGCCGGAAGCAACTCCAGAACCGACTCCTGCTGAAACACCCGAAGAAACCCCTTCTGAAGAATGATCACCCTCATCCGTCCAATTCTTTTTTCGTTCATCAACTCTGAAAAGGTCAAGCGTCTTGTCGTAGACCTGTTGACCAAACTGGCTGAGCAAACCGACAACACTGTGGATGATGAAGCAGTGAAGTTCATCGAACGCGGACTGTTCGGTGCCGTCGTGGAGTGATCCTCCTTCATTCCCTTCTCTAACGCTTCCAGAAGCGCCTGTGATGCCTGCGCCGGTCCTAGAAGTACCAAGGGCAAAGATACCTTCTTACAAGCCCCTTGTAGTCCCTCCTAGCGACCTGCGCCCACCACCGGGAGTAAGGGGAGAGAACGAGGATAAGTCGCCAGACAAAACAAAGCCACCTCAACCAAAAGAGGTGCAAATGATTGACGTGCCATTTATGGATGTTGAAGTCCCAATGCCGTCAACTGAAATCATGACTGCAGCAGCTACAACAGCCGTTATTTCTGTTGCAGCCACCCTTACTGCTACATCAGTTTTCAAATACCTAGTGATGGTAATGAAGCCCGTACTTAAACAAGCATGGAGCAACTTAACAAAGAAGAAGGAGAAAAAAAGTCCTTCCTAAGAAAAGTCAAAGACCACGACGTTGAAATCTTGGCGACATTTGTTCGTTTAGGTGTTGTCGTTTGGAGCGGTTTTATTATCACCCTTAATTACGTGGATCTACCTATGATTAAAAAAGGTCAAAGCGGTGGTGACATTACTTTTGTAGCCAGCGTTTTTACAGGCGCTTTGGCTACTTTTGGTTTGAATACTTCTAACAGTAAGAACGGAAAACCTGCCAACTGTCCAATGCAACAAAAGAAAAAAGAAGAATGCTAAAACTATTTTTTCTTCTCCTTATTGCTGCACCGGCTGCAGCTCAACAAGTAACCCCTAACTTCACACAGGGGTCCATGCAATCCACTACTACTACCACCGTTGACATCGAACGCACTATTGAGCGGGAGATTATGGGTGGTGATTACAAATCATGGTCCGGAACAAATGTCACCCCAAGCGGGGATATTTTGAGCGACTCCACAACCTATTCCGTAACCACCGCTGGCGAACAGTTCCAACTGGAGACTGTCGTGCGGGATGCGGGGGTCGTGGAGACGTACAGCATCGAAGAGGTAATCGAATCAACCTCTACCACTACCTCGCTGTCGGTCTTCTCTCAGTAACGCCTGCATTTGCAGCACCTGAAGACCCAACTGTCCAAAACAGCTCTAACCCCGTAGCAGCAGCAACGGGCAATGTGACCAACCAGGCAGTGCAATTCCAAAACAATGGTGCACCGTCTCGTCAATACTTTGCCAATAACGTTAGTTGCAACGGGGCTACGATGCAGCTCAGCCCGTTTTACATGGGTAACGACACTATCCCTGACGAATCTTCGGGATATGTCCGCAACAATAACTTTGGTATGCAGCTCAACTTTAGTGTGCCTCTTGACGGTGGCATGATTGAGCTGTGCAAAAGCATTGCTAAAAAACACGAACAGAAATTACGTCTTGACTACGAACTTGTTCGTGCTCTTAAGTGTACCGAAATCATGAAAGCTGGGTTTATGTTTAGACCCGGCAGTCGTGTTGAAGTTCTTTGTCATGACGTAATACCTATTGTAGCTAATGACAAAGAAAAAAGCGACGGAGGATCAGTTCAATGAACTGCATAACCTCGTCACCAAAGAGTTCCTAGCTCGCATTAAGTCGGGTGAAGCGACAACTCAAGACCTAAAAGCAGCGTGTGACTGGCTTAAAACTAACGACATCAGTGGTGTTGCTTATGACGGCAACCCCTTGTCGAAACTAGCCAATGTCATGCCTGAAATAGATCCAGAAATGGTACAGAAGAGACTTTATGGCAAGGCAACGCTTTAGCGGTCCTAAATACGCTAACGGGAACCATAAATCCCAACAAAAGGCATACAACAAAACCAAGCATGGACTCAAGATCCGTGTAGCGGCCAATAAAGCAGACAGGAAGACTAAACGTAACGGCACAGGCCACAAGGGTGACGGCAAAGACAACGCCCATTACCCAGGATCGAAAAGATCTCGCCTAATGATTGCAAGCCGCAATCGTGGCTCCGAACGTAGAAAACCTAGATCTGCATGACCCCTTTACTTCCCACTCCTGATCATTACCTATACAACCTAATAACCATGACGTCTCCAGAAGCTAAGCGCCTTTGGAGGCGCAGCATCAAAGAACATTTTGGATGCACATGTGTTTATTGCGGAATAACTTATGAATTACATGAACTCACACTTGATCACGTACATCCTCGCAGTCTTGGGGGTGAAGACATTTCATCGAATGTCGTACCAGCGTGTACCTGTTGTAATCAGGACAAAGGAAGTAACCACTGGCGCTCTTGGATGAGAGAGCGCTTTGGTATGAATCTACTTAGGGAAGGATTGATTCTTTCCCACATCTCGTAAACAACATATCCACTTAGGTATCTAATGCCGCCTTCGGGCGGCTTTTTTTATGCAAAAAACTAAATTAAGTTGGCCTGACTATAAAAAAGCGGCATTAAAACTAAGGTCTCAAGGTTTAGGCTATCCTAAAATTTATGATCGTCTTGGTATCCCTATGTGGGATGGCAAAGAGTACAAGTTAGAAAGCGACAAAGGCAACATTAAACGTAAAACACGAGAAGCTTCTAGAGCTGGTAAAACTGCCTCTACAAAAACTCGTACGTCTAATCAAGCTCTTTCCACGCCTAAAGGGACAGATACAAAAGCAACTAATCAGCTTGTTAAAGAAATCAATGCTTCTGGCGGACAGGCTGATCACAAAGCTGAGCTTTCACGTAGTGGTAACGCCCTGCGTCCTATGGATGCCAAACGCCGACAGCTTTACCTGAAAAGGATGGGCAATGAAGTCGGTCACCAACCTGGGAATATCCAAAACCTATCTAAACAAGATAATCTACAAAAAAATATAGATTATCGACGTTTTGATTCCTATATCCGCAATTTAGCTAAACGACCTCATGTTGGTCAACCAATGTTTGGTGCCAATTTGGCTGGTTTAGCAATCAATTATCTTCCAATGGTTGATGAAATTACTGGTGGTCATATTGAAAAAGCTATTAACAAAGGCATGGAATCTCTTAAGATTGCAGGTCAAAAAGCTTTTGATGCTGGTGTTTCCAAAATGCTTGAAAATCGCAGGCTTGGATACGACTTAACTATTCAATAATCTACCTATATGTCCAACGTTTTAGAGGCGTTGCAAGGTGACTTCAAGCTGTTTCTACAAGCTATGTGGTCACAGCTTGATCTGCCCGAACCTACAAAAGCACAATACGCAATTGCTGATTACTTACAGCACGGTCCAAAACGACTGCAAATTCAAGCCTTCCGTGGGGTCGGTAAGTCTTGGATTACAGGTGCGTTCGTGTTGTGGGTCCTCTTCAATAACCCCGAAAAGAAGATCATGATTATCTCCGCTTCAAAAGAGCGTGCAGACAACATGTCTATCTTCCTACAAAAACTAATCATTGAAACGCCATGGCTTTCTCATTTACGCCCGAAGTCCGACGATGCAAGGTGGTCGCGGATAAGCTTCGATGTGAACTGCTCACCAGCCCAAGCACCAAGCGTAAAAAGCGTGGGCATCACTGGTCAGCTCACCGGAAGCCGCGCAGATTTAATGATCCTAGACGACATTGAAGTTCCTGGTAACTCAATGACTGAAATGATGCGGTCCAAACTTCTACAACTTTGTACTGAAGCTGAGTCAATCCTTACACCAAAGGATGACTCCCGCATTATGTACCTCGGTACACCTCAAACCACCTTTACTATTTACAAAAAGCTTGCAGAGCGTAATTATCGACCTCTTGTGTGGCCTGCACGGGTTCCTCGCAAGATGTCTAACTACGAAGGCGTTATAGCTCCTCAATTACAAGCTGACATCGATAACGGTGCTCAACCTTGGGATGTAACCGACCCTGATCGATTCCAAGATGATGACCTACTCGAACGTGAAGCGTCCATGGGACGTAGTAACTTCATGCTTCAGTTCATGCTCGATACGAGCCTTTCTGACGCAGAGAAGTTCCCTCTTAAAAACAGTGACCTCATCGTCACTTCTGTTAACCCTACTGATGCTCCAGACAACATCATCTGGTGCTCAGACCCCCAAAACTGTATTAAAGAAC